GCAGTGAATGAGCGGGTCAATAAAGCCACCGGCCCGGGCGGCACCAAAAAGCCGGCCAGCGTTAAATGCTGGGTATTCCAGAGGGAGCGTTAACAGTGAATACGTTGTTGCTTTTATTGGCTAAGTACGAACGTTCGCCGGTACCGCTCAGCGAAATATGCAAAGAGTTCTTTGGAATTGGCGAAAAGCAAGCAGCCATGCTGGCCGCTTCGCAGTCATTGCCAGTGCCCAGCAAGGTTTTTGACGGAATCGTCAAAAAATAACTTAAACATTTTTTGAAAAGTCCATCAAAAAAACATCGGACGAGGTTTTCACCAAAACGGGGGAAAACCTCCAGCGAAGTTTTTAACAAAACTGTTAAAAAGTCAGGAAAGAAGATTCTTCATAAGTTGCTCTTTAAATGGTTAACAATCTGCTGAGGAAGATTGCAACTTTTTTAGTTTATGGAGCTCACCAAAAGTAATGTCTGGTTTGAAATTGGCTTTTCTCAAGCTATCTGAGTGGACAATAATCTCCGAGCCTTTATACTTCGTTTGAGCCGTGTAGGTGAGACCAAAGGGCTCTGGTTGGAACTCTGAATAAATTCCACATATCTCAGGCGTATCGTCGTATGTAACTATCCATGGTTGTACCAACCTCACGATGCTTTCATATAACCGATAATGATCATCGTGTTCAAAAAAGTTCTGGTAAAGCCCTTTGCCTTTTACGTAGTAAGGAGGATCTATATTAACAAACGCCTGCCCCTCGATATCTGGGATATGTTCTTCAATAAAAATCGTTGCATCTAGGTTGCTAAGCCTGACGTCAGCTCTCCGTTCACCTATAGCTAGAATCTTTTCTATTAGCTTTTCTTTATTGAATCGGCTGTCGAGTTTGTATGCTCCTTTTTGCTCTAACCCGCCAATCACGCCACCTTTTAGTATTCCTGATCTATTGGTACGGTTTAAAAATAGCGTAGCGAACCCAAGACGAAGAAAATCTTCTGGCGATTCGCGATAAATTTCTCGCTGTCGAAACCACTCATCAATAGTTATCGGTGTAGTTCTTATCAGCTCACAAAGCTCTTCCGTTCTATATAAGGAGCTATACCAAAACGCGTGAATGGCTGGATCTAAATCGTTTATATAAATCCTGTTGACATGTCCATTCAATAAAAGATACCACGCAATGGCAGCACCCCCTGCAAGTGGCTCCACATATGCGCACCCCTCCAGCTTATTAAGCTTAAGGGTTTCAAGCACATAGGGCGTTAGTTTCGACTTACCCCCTGGGTAGCGCAATGGCGAAAAAAAATTCATATTTCTCTCAACTCGACTAATACCTCCAATAGAGGGGATAACATATCCCAAAATCTATTTAGGAATTGAGGTTCGACTTTGTGAACCTTCGTACCGTGAATGTACTCATTCAAAGTATTTAAACTATAATCGTTGCTATTGTTTAACAGCTGACCAATAACCTTGTTTTCTTCTCGGTCATCTATAAACTCACCTCGCAGCACATTCAGTTTTTGCTGTAATGTGACTTCATGATAGCCTTTTTTTAATCGTCTGGCCACCTCGCCAGTGAAGTCATTGCTCTTGATAAAATCATCGACCGAGAGTTCTAAAAAAATCCTTAGGGAGGCGGCCGACATGGCGCGCAGGCTTGGTAACGCTCAGAACGAATGCGAACGCCAAACTGCCTATTCAATTCTTTGCTACATAAACGACGCAAGAGGACAACCAACACCCAGCCTTAAACAACTACTAGGAGAAGATGATGGCTGACAACATCGACAGAGCAAACGAGATAACAAAGCAGCTGCAGGAGCGGCAAATAAAAGCAGCAAGGGAGAACACCTCAGTTGCTGAAGCTAAAGGCTACTGCCTGAACTGTGGTGAGGATTTGAACGACGAGCGGCGCTGGTGTGACGCAAGCTGCCGCGACGACTGGGAGAAGCTAGAGCTAAGAGGAAACTTCGCATGAGCAAGGGAGTTAACAAAGTCATAATAATCGGTAACCTGGGCGCCGCGCCCGAAGTCCGATACACGCAAAACAGTACGGCGGTTACAACGCTTTCGGTGGCCACCGCAGAAACGTGGAAGGATAAGCAAACCGGAGAGCAGCGTGAACAGACTGAGTGGCATAGATGCGTTTTGTATCGGCGTTTGGCTGAAATCGCCGGGGAATACCTTAAAAAAGGCTCAAAAGTGTACGTTGAGGGGCGCTTGCAGACCCGAAAGTGGCAGGGGCAAGATGGTCAGGATCGATACACTACCGAAGTGGTGGTTAATGAATTACAAATGCTAGATAGCCGTGGGGCAGGACAGCAAAATCAAGGCGGTTATGGCAACAACCAACCACAAGGCAATCAAGGTAATATGCCAGCGCCGCCGCAAAACCACCGTAGTAACACACAGGCACCTATGGGTAATCAGGGAATCCGGAACCCTAACCCACCACCATTTAACCCGGAAAATTCCGATCTTGACGACGATATACCGTTCTAATTTCTGATAAAACTGTTTTTGAATTTTGTTAACTATAGAGTCGAGAAGCCCCACTAGTCGGGGCTTCTCGCTTTATTATTGTTTATAGGTGAAATCATGGATAAAAAAACAATAGAACCAGAATTAACTATAAAACGAGCTTACTTTAGCGACTGCACTTTGGGTCGAGTTGTCAGCTTGTCCGGAAGAAACTCGGCATCGAGGACCTTCGTTACCACGACCTTCGCAGAGAGGGAGCCAGTAGACTCTTCGAGCGTGGCTACTCTATTGATGAAGTAGCAAGAGTCACCGGCCACAGAAACATCAATATGCTCTGGCAGGTTTTCCGGGCAGGATGAGAGACTTATTTAAAGCAGACTGAGTAGTAATTTAAGTACTGAGTTAAGTACTTTTACCGAGTATATAAAAGGGGAAAATAAAGTCAGGGGGGCCTTCGGAAAAAGGTAACATTGGTAACATTTTTTCGGAACTGACCCACAGACCTTTAAAATCAAGGCTTTCAGAAATCTAGCAAAAGGTAACATAAGGGTAACTAAAGAGTTACATGTTACCTTTTATAAGTGTAACTTTCTTAATTTTGAAAAGTGAATTAAATCAACAACTTAGTTTTATGTTACCTTTTACGTTACCCTTTGTGACCCCTAAAAGGTAACATTGCAAACTCATTAAAATCATGCACTTACGCTATCATTTTAAACTCCGTTACCAATGTTACCCTTTTCCGATGCTCCCCCCGTCTACCAGAATTTCCCGAACGGATATAAAAGCGCATATTTAGCCGTTACTATTCGTTGTAACCCGTTATAAACAAAGGGCTGCAAAGCTCTGTTCAGGCTTTTTGCTTGGCGGGATAGAAGCCTTTCGTTTGCTCGAGAAATTTAATAGCAAAAGCGCGCAGGCGAGGCGGGGTTAGCACCGCGCAGTTTCAGCGCAATTCTGTGGATTTCAGGCAAAAAAAGACCCGGCAGAAGCCGGGCCAACTCGCAGGTACTGGAGAAACCTGCATCCAGGGAGAACGCTTTACTCTTTGTCTTTGGACAGTGTGTAGGGCTTGAACCGAACGATTTGCTCGCCTGCCCAGTCGTTTATCGATGTGAATATAGCTCTCAGAGACTCCATTTCGTTTGCATCGAACACTTCAGCCGCCTTGCCGGAGTCACCAAAGCCGCCCGTATTATTTGGCACGATACCCATTAACTGTGGCGGCACTCGGTGCGCCGCAAGCTGATCATCACGGGACACATTTTTAACGTTGAGGAACTCATCTTTAGCTGCCACCTCGGAGACTGGCATCAGTTTTATGCCATCTTTGTTTCCGCCTGGAGCGTAAAGCAACAAGTTGCGGAAGTTGCCAGGGCCTTTACTGTCTTTTAGCGCCTTGCGAAGCGAGTCAACATCAGTTTCTTTTTGAAGCGCATCGGTCATGTAGAGAATGAAACCAGCGTGTGAACCGTTCTCGTAGTACTTGCGGCGAAACAGGGTTGCCGATTCATTCAGAAGCGAAGAGTTCATTGAGGCGGCATAGTCAGGTATACCGTAAAGCTCCTGATTAATATCAGCTTCCGTTAACTGAAAAACCGAATCATCACTAAACTCGCGGGACTCATAAAAATTAGGCACCCACCAGTAGTTGTCAGACTTGTAACCTTTGCGCGTGTACTTGGCCGGCGAACGCTTGTATTGCAACGTTTTTCCTGTCCGACTCTTCACCCGCTCAACATAGGCGTTAGCAAATGTAAGAAAGTCGATAGCCAACCCAGTGAACTCTGCAGTGCTCAGTTTGGGATGAGGAATAAAGCAGCTTCTCAGAATGTTTCGCTTCACCTGGATGGCGCTTGCATGGTGAACCGCCGCCCGGTAAATACGTGATAAGCCATCTGGCGATAACGGCATTTCGTACCACTTGCCATTGTGCATGGCTTCAAGGTAGTCGAATATGTCACTGTTGTTAAGAGCCGGCGAAGGCTCGCCAAACGTGAATGCTTCCATTGTTTGCTGTTTGCTCATTAGTCGTATAACTCCATGAATCCGGATTTGCTCCCGCTGCTACCTTCCAACGGCTCGTTGTGTAATGCGTGCATAATTGCCCAGGCTAAATCGGCATGACTGGCCTCTTTAGAGCGGCCAGCCTCATAGGTTGGCGCCCTGCCTGACGCTGTAACTGACTTGCGAATACTGATGAATGACTGGGCGATGTCAGTGCTACCGGCGTCAAATTCCAGCCGGCCTTTGCTGATCACGTCATGGCCCTTCATAACCAAGCGGCCTTTCACTACTGGCGAGTATTGGAAAGGCGTTGCTTGAGGGAAGAACTGCTTAACCAGCTGGAATACACCCTCACCGATGCCAGTAATATCGATACCAATATAAGTAACCCGGTACTGTTTGGTAATATCTTTGATTGCATCAGCCTGAGCCTTGAAGTCCTTACCTCGCCACTGGTACTTCTCGAGCACTCTAAACTTCCCGCCTTCAGTTACCGGCGGAGCAATGACAGCACAACCGGCACTATCACCAATACCGCCTTTGGCCGGGTCGTAACCAATCCAAACTTCACGGTTAGCCAGCGGACGTCCAGCCAGTGGCTTGAAGTCTTCCCAAACTTCCCAGCTGTCCACCATGCAGCGCTGCATCATCGGCATTGAGAAAACAGAAGACGTGTCATCAATGAACTGACACATCAACAGGTTTTGGTATTCATCGGGACTGTATTCAAGTTTTAACTGGTCGAGGTCGAACAGGTCACAACCACCGCGAACAGCGTCTTCAACGGTAATAATCTGACGCCAGTGACCATCATCACACTTTTTACCATCCACCAGATTGGCGTGAGACAAGTCCAGCTGTATTTTGTCTGCTTTGGCACGTCCACGGTTGAAGTGGTCCCCAGACCAGAACGGGTAAGCATCATGTTCCAGGCTCGAAGGTGTCGAAAAGTAGGTTTGCCGCCATTTTTTGTGCAGGGCCATGCCTGACGCAACCTTTCTGAACTCCTGAAAATTGTGGATCCAAAAGTATTCATCTAAGTACAGATTGCCGTGATAACTTTGCGCCGTTCTGGCATTGGTACCTAAGAAGTAAAGGTGTGCCCCATTGGGTAAAACCATAGGGTCACCCCGAAGCTCTACGCCAACCGTGTCTTTTACAAACTGAACAATATACTGACGGAATACGTGCGCCTGGGCTTTACTGGCCGACAGGAAAATTTGGTTACGCCCAGTCTCCAGGGCGTCAATAAATGCTTCGTGAGCAAAATAGAAGGTCGCCCCGATTTGGCGCGATTTGAGAATGTTCCGGATACGGTGCTTCAGACCTGCCTGGTACCAGCCCTTTTGATATTCAAACATCGTTTCATGAAAGGACTCAACCAACTTACTTTGCTGATCATCGTCAATAGCGTTTCGCTCAGGCTTTTTGCGTGGCCCTTTGTTGCGGTTAGCAACATTTGGGTTAAGGTCAACTTCATTGCCGCTGCCGTTATATTTGTGAACTCTGGCCATGCGCTCTTGCTGACGCATGAGAAGGTCAATTTCTTTAAAATCCTTACCTTCTTTTTGATCCTTATTGATAAGAGCAATCAGCCTGGCTTCGAGGTTGGCTTCCACCCTGTCCAGCGGCTTAACCTTGTCCCAATGCTCACTTTTTTTCCAGGTGCTAATGGTCGACTCTGGAATATCGAGCATTTCAGAGATTCGGCGCAGACGATAGCCCTGCCAGTATAAATTTCTGGCCTGCAGCTTCGGGTCTAAATCGGGTTTGGTTCTTATTTTCATGCGGTCAGTCTACAAGCCGCAAAGCCACGTCCTATGCACTTTCAGTTGTTTATTATGCTTTTACAACCCCAGTAAATTGACCGCACGCGCCTGGCTACTGACCATACGGATTAAAAACCCGAAACCGACAGGACCCTGACCATGCCTAAAAGTAAATTCTTTCGTGTAGCAACTGAAGGCGGCACGACCGACGGCCGAGTTATCGAGCGCAGCTGGCTTGAACAGATAGCTGCCAACTACGACCAGGACAAATACGGCGCTCGCGTATGGCTTGAGCACATTCGCGGACTACGACCAGACAGCGACTTTAAAGCTTACGGCGATGTTGTTGCCGTTAAGACGGAAGAGAACAGCGAAGGCAAATTGGTGCTTTACGCTCAAATTGAGCCAACTGAAAGCCTCGTTAAGCTTAACCGCGACAAGCAAAAAATTTACACCTCTATTGAAGTTGAGCCTAACTTCTCTGACTCAGGCGAAGCCTACCTAATGGGCCTGGCGGTTACCGACAGCCCGGCGAGCCTTGGCACTGAAATGCTGTCATTTTCTGCAAAGGCACATAAAAGCCCTTTGGCTGGCCGTAAGCAGAGCCCGACCACACTGTTCAGCGCCGCCCTTGAGTTTGATTTGGAGCTTGAAAACGAAAGCTCTGAAAACGAACCTTCAGAAAGCCCCTCTTTGCTTAGCCGGGTCAAAACCCTTTTGAGCAAGCACAAGAAAGCCTCGACCGCCGACTTCACTGAAGTGCATTCAGCGGTTGAAGAAATTGCCACGCAGACCAGCGAGCTAATGGATCAATACAAAACTCAAATTGCTGACCTGGAAAAACTGCAGAACGACTTCAACGGACTCAAAAAAGAGTACGACGACACAGCATCAGCATTCACCGAGCTGAAAAGCCAGCTAGACAGCGAGCCAGCTGGAACCCAGCGCCCTCCTGCAACTGGTGGCGGTGACACTGTAGCCACCGACTGCTAACGCGGCCAAGCAATCAACTGTTAATTAAGGAAAAAAGAAATGCGCAACGAGACACGAAGGATTTTTAACGAGTTCCAAAACCGGCTCGCTAGCCTGAATGGCGTAGACAGCGTTGGAACTAAATTCACTGTTGAGCCGAGCATTCAACAAACGCTAGAAATACGCATGCAAGAGAGCTCAGAGTTCTTGAACAGCATTAACGTAACTGGCGTGAATGAACAGCAAGGCGAAAAGCTGGGCTTGGGTATCAGCGGTACCATTGCTGGCCGTACTGACACAAATCAGAACGACCGCCAACCAACCGACCCAACCGATATGGAAGGAAGCTCTTACTTCTGTAAGCAGACTAACTTCGATACCGCTTTACGCTATGGCAAGCTTGATGCTTGGGCTAAGTTCCAGGACTTCCAGACACGCATCCGCGACGCTATTTTAAAACGCCAGGCATTAGACCGCATCATGATCGGCTTCAACGGCACATCGGCTGCCACTCAGTCTGACCGAGTAGCCAATCCGTTGTTGCAGGACGTGAACATTGGTTGGCTGCAAAAAATGCGCGACCACGCCGCAGAGCGCGTTATGACCGAAGTGGCCGCCGCTTCAGGTAAAATTACTGTTGGCACAGGTGGCGACTACAAGAACCTAGACGCCCTGGTTTATGACATGGTAAATAACCTGATTGACCCTTGGCACCAGGACGATACCGAGCTGGTTGTTTTAACCGGCCGTAAACTGCTGTCAGACAAGTACTTCCCGCTGGTTAATTCTGACATGGTACCAACTGAGAAAACAGCAGCCGACATGATGATTAGCCAGAAGCGCATTGGTGGACTGCAGGCTGTTCGAGTCCCGCACTTCCCTGCGAACACCATCATGGTGACGCGCCTGGATAACCTAAGCCTGTACTGGCAAGAAGGCTCGCGCCGCCGCAACATCATCGACAACCCGAAACGCGACCAAATCGAAAACTACGAGTCAAGCAATGACTCTTATGTAGTTGAAGACTACGGCTGTGCAGCGG